TATTTAGTTTTTAGAGGGTCTTATGACTCCACCAGTTCTGTTATAGTCCATCCGTGACTGAGGGGGTATCCCGACCAGGGCTAGTTTAACGACTTACCGAGTCTTTGATATAACAAGGTACACGTTCTGGATCTAACCATTTTGTGTATTCAAAGTCATCAATCGCAGTCAATAGTTGCATCTGGTTATCAAGGAGATACATGTCACTGTACCTCTTAGTATAATGATTTGCTTTTTGAATGCGGTAATCTGGCATACCATTTTCTAGTACACCAGACTCAACATAACGATACGGAAAACGTTCTAGAAGAACTTTCACGCTACCTCCACGGACTCAAGATCGACAGCGATTTGCTCCAACAGAATATCATAATCATCAAGGGGATCGCCAGAAAAGACGACACCTTCATTTTCATAATAACGACGGACCTTTTTGAGAAGTTTCGGATTCTTCACATCCAGGAAGAAATCACCATTTACAGCACCACGGAGAGTGTTGATGTCTTTCTTGAACTTACTAGTCAGTGTCATTGTTTTGCTTGTTGACCTTAGTATTATAAGGGTTTGACAGGGATTCTGTCAATAGGGGTTGTGAGGATCGAACTCACCTTAGGCAAATTATGAGTTTGCTGCATTCACCAGATTGCTAAACCCCCAAGGTAGGACTGCTGGGAGTTGAACCCAGGTCACACCGTTATAAGCAGTGGGCCTTGACCGTTAGGCGACAGTCCCTCAGGGTGCTTCGTTATTGAGGTCTTTGTAGATGCGTATGAGTTCATCATCCGCAGGAACCATGACTGCTCTATCTCCTTTCTCGTTCTCTATACCTATTGTTTCTCCGTTCTCCACTCTATCCAAGAGATTGTCCCAGTTTTCTTGCCAGTATTCCACAGAATAAAAGTGCATAGTTGTAATATGTATGCAATCGGGGTGAAAGGATTTGAACCTTCGGCCACTCGCTCCCAAAGCGAGTGCTCTACCAAACTGAGCTACACCCCGTTGACGATGCACTTATCCGAATGCTTGCTATGGGGCATCTCCACCCAACATTCTGACAGTATACACCGGAGTAAGACGGGGACCACCCGAATAATCCAAAGGGAGTTGACTCCTAACTACCGGGTTTCGGTATATCCGAACCGCTAGGCACCTTTGGTTGGAACGTCTCAAGTCCTCGTTGAACTAATTATAACCCTACTTGTGTCCTCTGTCAAATGGTTCCCAGTGCTCCCATCCATACTTGTGGACTGCCCACATTCCTAGGATGGGAACAAACACTAGTGCCATGCACATGGGTCCTAGTGTCCATGGATTGTTTAAAGTCCATGCAGCAAAGTGTGCTATTTTATGAATCATCTTCTTCTTCGTAAAGTGGGCAAGGTTCTTCAAAAAGGTGTTCCATTCTAAGTTGTTTTATCCTTTCTCTGAGTCCCTTGTAGAACTCCCTCTTTTCGTCTTTGTCCATAGGTTATGCTGGATAATCCCATTTGGTTATTTGTTCGGTCTTATGCATTGGACCCCACAATCCCTCATGGTAAATGTAAGGTGCAGTTCTAATAGGACACTTGTCACCAGTACAGAGTAAATCATCAACAATTCTCCATGACTCAATCACTTCTTCAGAGTGAACGAAGTGTGACTGATCATCATTGATGGCATCATAAAGAAGTTTCTCATATCCATCAACACCTAACCAATCAGGATATCTGTGAGTCAGTGTTGCCAACTCAACTTCTTCACTAAGTCCAGGAGACTTCACATCAATCTGAATATCAAGGTGAGCATGTGGTTGTAGACGCATCACAATACGTCCAGGTGTTTCACCTTCAAACAATCCAACAGGTGGTGCTTTGAGTTTGATAACAACCTCAACACACTGAAAAGGCATCTTCTTACCTGTCATAAAGTGGAAAGGAACACCCTTCCATCTCCAGTTATCAATATAAAGATCACCAGCAACAAAGGTTTGGGTCATTGATTCTGGACCCACACCTTGCTCATCTCTGTATCCCTCATATTGACCAGTGACAAGTTTCTTACCAAGTCTAGTTGCAGAAAGAACTTTTGTTTTCTCTCTACGAATCTCTTTAGCATCCATTTTATAAGGTGCTTCCATCGCAATCAATGCCAGAACCTGAAGCATATGATTCTGCAGCATATCTCTAACTACACCTGCACCTTCATAGTATTGTGACCGACCTTCACAACCAATCGTTTCAGTCGCAAAGATTTGAACTTCTTCTATGTACTCCCTGTTCCAAAGTGGTTCCAGTAGAATATTGCCAAAACGGGTGGCAAGGATATTATTAACAGTATCTTTGCCGAGATAATGGTCAATGCGATATACTTGTTTCTCGCGTAGATGTCTAGAAACCACAGATTGTAAATGATCAGCAGATTTAAGATCGTACCCAAAGGGTTTTTCAATAACAACACGCGAGAGTTCTGGGTTGTCAAGTAGTCCTGATCCTTTGAGACTGGTGATGGCATTTTCGTACCTCTCTGGTGGAACAGATAAGAAATAGGTTGTATCATCATTGTCAGGTAGTTTCTGCAAACTCTCCTGATTATCTAAATCACAAGAAACATAATCAAGTAAACGCATGAACTCTTTAGGATAATCACCAAGAGATTCTTTCCAAACTTTTACCCCAGGATCTCTCCTGGCAGCACCAGTAATGAGAAATCCTTTGGGAAGAAGATCTTTCTCCCAAAGTTTATATAGTGCAGGTATTAGTTTTTTCTTACATAAATCTCCAGTTGCACCGAAGATTACTATGCCTCTAGTGAGCGGTTCCGTTTCCATCGTACTTGTCTGTCTCGTAGTAGTTATTTTCACCTTTTCGTATCCCGAAATATACTGTGGATAGTACAAAGGGTATTGCGATCCACGTAAGAACATCGGCAAAAATCATTTGAAGAATACCTTGAATCCAAAAGATGTTCTACCATCCTCAAATTCCTTTACACTGGCAAGGTGTTCAGCATAAATTTTAAAATCATTACCATATTCTACACCTAGTGATGCCAGTGGTCCGTCAAACCTATCGTTACTATCAGTGTAAGAATTGTTAACACTGAACCCAGAGTAAAGAGTAACATTACCGATTGGGGCGAGAAATTTGATACCAGCATGATTGATACCAGGATGATCATTACATTGCATTGGTGAAGAAAGATGTTCAGCAAACAATCTTACATGTTTATGAATATCCCATTCAATACCTAAAGAACCCATAGGTTCTTCAAAGTCAATCTGTTTGTTGTTGTCCCATGGATCTGCGTTAATAGAAACATAGGTTTTAACTGATTCTGGAGTCATCCATCCAGTAATCGCAGTAAAGGCAATAGCCGCTGCGGTGTATTCTCCGAGACAAATCATCTTACGTTGTGTCCTCCAAACATGTAACGCATACCGTTTAAGACTTTATTTGCGAATGCTCCGAGTCGTCTTGATCCGAATCGTTCATAGAGCGCACTGCTAATGACAGGAGCGGGAACCCCAAGATCCACAGCAGCGTGAACAGTCCAACGACCCTCACCACTGTCGCTAACTCCCCCACCGAAGTTGCTAAGCTCTCTATCGCTGCGTAGAACATCAGCGGTAAGGTCAAGTAACCAAGAACCAACCACGCTACCACGACGCCATAACTCAGCCACTTCAGCAACGTTAATATCATATTGATAATCTTCTGGATTCTCCATCGGAGCAACCTCAGCATCGCCCTCTTTAATGTAAGCTGACCCAGCATTAGCTTCATGCAGGATATTAAATCCTTCTGCGTATGCTTGCATGATTCCATACTCAACTCCGTTGTGGACCATCTTTACAAAGTGACCTGCTCCAGATGGTCCACAATGTAACCATCCATACTCTGCAGATGTTGCGCGACTGGTTGGATCTGTGCGAGGGGCAGATCCAATACCTGGTGCGAGTGCCCTAAAGATAGGAGAGCAGATGGATACTGCAGTATTTGAACCACCAACCATAAGACAGTATCCACGCTCCAAACCGTAAACTCCACCACTAGTACCACAGTCAATATATTGGATGCCAAGTTTTTCCAACCGTTCTGCCCTGCGTCTAGAGTCTTTAAAGTTGCTATTGCCATGGTCAATAATAATATCCCCGTCGCCAAGTAATGGTAATAACTCATTAATGGTGTCCTCTACTAGTTCTGCGGGGATGACGAGTTGGAAGATACCTGGTGCTTTACCAACCATACCTTCCTGTTCATGTACTACTTGAGCAAGGCTTTCCAGAGAATCTGCAGCTGCTGTAATATACCCGTTGTCTGCTGCTTCTTGTGCTTTGGCAAAGTTTCTTCTGTATCCATAAACTTCAATACCTTGTTTCATCATGCGACGGGACATACCCTCTCCCATCCTTCCTAATCCAATTAGTCCTACTTTCATGGGTTCCTGGGGTCAGTGTTTAGTTCTTGTAGATAGTCAATCCACCATTGTGGATCCTTTTGTGTTTTCCAGTTAGGAACTGGTTTTCCTTGAAGCGAATACCACTCATTAATCGCTTCATCTATAGTCTGTGCGATCTCCATACTCCTCTTCCTCCTCATCAACGTCTGCATATGCGTCTGCCACGTAAGGTCCTCGTTTTCTGAAGGGTTCTTTTCTGACATACTCCGATTCGACATTGACAGCGGACATCCAAACTGCTAGTTTCATCACTATGTAGATTATCGCAAGGGGTGCAAAACAAAGTATAAGTGTCAGTTGATACTTCATCCTTTAACCTCTTTCTGGAAATACTCTGGCAATGGACATCCCTTAAATTCGTTTATCTCATTTACAGATAAAACAAACATAGTACAAAAACCAAGGCAAAAAGCAAAAAGCATTTGGGGAAAATTATAGTTCCCCATATAAGCAGTGGGATCAGGTTCATCATCATGAGGATGAATGTGCCTTGAAACCCATTCAACTTCTTTTTTTCTTTCTTCCTCGGTTTTCTTTTTCATGTTAACCTCGGTATCTACCTGTCCATGTTAACTGCATCCCAGCAATTAGCAAGGAAATAAGTGCAAATACAAACAAAGTGGTCATTTGATCGTCTCAATTGATTTATATATTAAACACGACCAACTAATGACAGGACTCCGTGACAATAGAATGTTAGAAGTATTGCACCAAGGATCGCACTTATAATTGTAGCAGTTTTGTTGTGTTTGTCGATTGCTTTATCAATCATTTCTTGGCACTGCTTTTCAGTAATGTAGTGCTCGGGTCTAATCTCATCCATTCGATGACTCATCTTCAAGTTTGCCCAAAGTTGCCATTCTGTCTTTCCAGGTTACTCCACCTTCAAGTCCTATGCAAGGGTTTATGCAGGTTTCATCACCATGATTATTACATACTAGTCCAGCAAGATCTAATTCATTTCCCATCTTACCAGTCCCAGACCAGTAGTGCTGTCCTCCTATCCAGGTTGCTCCACACTTTGGACACTCTTTAGTATCAGAGGTCATTCTTTTTGTACTCCTTGATTAGTTGTTGGTAGTTTGCAGTATCCTTAAGAAGTCTCCTTCTAAGTTTCTGCTCCATCCACTTCATTTGAATTCTTATTCCAGCATATCTAACTTGGAGATCTATGAATTGAACCAATCTCATGGTGGCATCATATCCAGCATAAGCAACTAATGCGATAATTGTCAGCATTAGAAAATAAAAGAAGGTCATTTGTGATCTCCATATAATTGTATATAGATGATACAAAACTTCTTAATATTTTTTATAGAAAGCGGAGAGTGGGGGAATCGAACCCCCAAGGACTTTAACATCTCGACGCTTTTCAAGAGCGGTTCCGTCACCTATCGGATTGACTCTCCAAGTATTTTTTTTCGTTTTGATATGGTACATACTGGCCTGTTTTAATTTGCCAAGCATGTACCAAATCAGGGATTAACCATTGATCCACTCTGTAGCAATACTTCCAGTTGACAGGTTGAATACAATTCATCACAACAACTTGGAAGAATGCTACTAGGTGGATCCAAAAGGATAACATTAACGAACCTCAAAGTCCAATCGTTTGACTTTACGTCTACGTCTCTCCTCTTGATAAAGGAGTTCTGATCTAGAGAAATGACTATCAATCTTATTCTCTACGTTGTTGGATACCATGACAACCTTTTCTAAGTCTTTGGCACCAATTTTGTTGTCCACAACACTCATCTGGTTGGGGCAACCACAGAACTGAATTTTACTATTACTGGTCAGTTCTGTTTTGCATTCTTTGCATCTGATAGTAATCATGGCTCATAGTCCTCCTTGGTGGGAATGCTTGCTGACGGGATCGAACCGCCGACACCCAGAATGTAACTCTGGTGTTCTACCGCTGAACTAAGCAAGCGTATTTGGGGTGGGACTTATTTTTGTATCGGCCACCCTTGCTTTTTTGAGGTGCTTGAGTTTTACAAGCGTGACAATTAGGACAAAGAACTTGTAAATTGTCAGGAGAGTGATTAAAGGGATTATCATCTATATGATCGATTTCCAGAGGAACTCTACCAGTATGGATGTTAGTACCACTCCAACCACAATTAGAGCACTTGTAAGCTGCCTCCTCTAAAAGATGGTTTCTTACATACTGCGATAGTTGATAAGAAGAACCACCCGAAACTAAACCTTGCTTCCATTCAGTAATATACTGATTCCTTTTATGCTCTTGCTGACATTTATTATTACAATACTTACCACGTTTATGGTGAGGATTGTAATCAAATACCGTAGAACAATTTAGACAAGTAGCAGTTTGTTTCATTGTGTTTTAGTAGAGCACCTTTTTGTTTATTTAGTACTCTACACTCCTGCTGCTGGGCTCGAACCAGCGACCACAAAATTAACAGTTTCGCGCTCTACCAACTGAGCTAAGCAGGAATATGTATTCCCCGAAGGGAAAGCGGGTGACGGGGATCGAACCCGTGACAAGAGCTTGGAAGGCTCGCATGTTACCGCTACACCACACCCGCAGTGCGGGACTTACACAAGAGAGGAAGTGGTGGTGGTCTCTCTCAATGCCCAAGTGACAATCATAACATGGTGGATGTATGATTGTCAACAGGGATACTAGGACTCGAACCTAGAATAAAGCTTTAGAAGAGCCTTGTGATATCCGTTTCACCATATCCCCATGTGGTAGTTCCTATCGCCTCTAACCCTGAACTACCAAGGGGGTCACAGCAGTTGATTATGCTCTTTCGATGCCGTCAGAATAATCAACAAAGTCATCATACTGCTCTTGAGAAATTTCGTCAAGTGATACAACCTCTAGATCTTCTTTGGGATCAAACCATTCGTCAAATTCTGCCATGATTGCCATTTGATCGTAGATTCGTTCAATACCCTTACCATTGTACTCTTCAACTTTGTCAATTGCCCACTGTCGAACGTCGGCAACGATTTCTTCAGTCTCCATCATAATAGTCTTTTCGGAAGTACCTGCTGAGGATGTTGCTATTGTAGTAGGCAGGTCCTCCTGTGTCAAGGGATTCGGTGAGGACTCCGTTGAGGAAGAGTTGTCTTGTTTCTTCAAAGTTTGTTTTGCCAGGTGTTTTATGTAATGACAGGATAGTTCTACTAAAATTTTGTCTACCCAGTCGTTCAATGTCTTCTTTAAGTTCCGGACAAGACCCATAGTATTTTTTCCAATCAGATTCCTTTTTTACTCGTCGTTTTTTTCCTGGAGGTTTTCGATGCGACCAAAAATACTTTCTCCCAATGTACTGTCGTTGGTTGGTGAGATTGGTAATGTTATAAACAAAACCATAGTAGTCGTGAATATCGTCACTAGTAAAAGGTCTCTCACAATATATCCAGGGATTTTCATAATCGATACTCATCAATAATGTCCAACACCATATCAAGATATTTATGTGCTAGACCACGGGCTTCTGACCCGTACTTATGTTCCTCCCAGTAGAGTTCATTTTTAAGTCTCTCTACTTTCGTTTTAATTTCTGCAGCAGAAATCTGATTCCTAGGCATGTGGGGGAGTTGCATCTCCCCCTATGTATAGCACCAATCAGAGTTGGAAACCACTGAATGTGTCCTTTTTCACATCTTGCTTGATACCACCAACAACATAGGACTCTACTTCGGTCTCTTGTGGTGCCACCTGGAGACCCTTGGAGGAGATCCAGTGCTGCGTCCAGGGCAGTGGATTGTTCTTAGCAGGAACATCATACTGTCTCTTCAATCCGATTGCTACCAAACGACGGTTAGCAATCCACTCAACATACTGCTGGAGAAGTTTGTCATTCAGACCAATCATAGATCCGTCTTTGAACAGATAGTCTGCCCATCGTTTCTCTTCGTTGACAGCATTATCAAATGCCTTGTAGGTCCATTCCTCTTCTTCCTTCATGATCCTCTTCATTTCAGGATCATCACCCTGTGCCCACTTGTTCAGAATGTTTTGGGTGATAGCGAGGTGTTGATTCTCATCTCTAGCAATAAGGGAGATAATTTTTGCTGAACCTTCCATGAGTTTAAGTTCACCAAAAGCAAAACTGCAAGCAAAAGAAACATAAAAACGGATTCCTTCCAGTATGTTAACATTAGCAACTGCTCTGTAAAGTTTACGTTTCAATTCATAACGGTCAATCTTTCCTGCGATGTGACCCTCATTAGCAAGTTCCCACATGGTGCTATTGTCATACTGATGAGCATTAGTAATAAAGTCATCGTATGCTGCTGTGACACTGCTAGCACGCTCTAGAATGCGTTGATCAGTCACAATCTTATCAAAGACCTCAGAAGGATCTGAATAGACGTTCTTGATAATATAGGTGTAAGAACGACTGTGGATCATCTCCATGAATCCCCAGACTTCCATACATGCTTCTAGTTCAGGTAGACTGCAGTAAGGAATAAAAGCCATCCCAGGACCACGCCCTTGAATGGAGTCAAGCATAATCTGGTACTTGAGGTTAGAGGTATAGATATGCTTTTGTTCTGGACGAAGTGTTTGATAATCCCCACGATCCTTTTGCAGTGAAACTTCTTCTGGTCTCCAGAAGTATCCAAGTTGTTGAGTTGTTAGTTTGTCAAATACTGGATACTTGTATGAATCGTATCTTTGAATTCCAAGAGGTTGACCGAAAAACATCGGTTGCTTTTTGGTATTTACTTGTTCAGTGTTAAAGACCGTCATGCCCTTAACTTTAGTCATGTTATTGTCCTCTACGGAAGAAACTTTAAACTGCACAGGATTCACACTCTCCCTCCTCGGCTTGTTCTAATTCTGCTAAAATGTTATCTAAATTTGGTTTTTCTTCTACTACCTCATCATTCTTCATGTCATGAGTGTTTTGATAGTAGGAGGTCTTCCAACCGTACTTATATGTAGTCAAAAAGTCTTGTGCCATGGTGGACACTGGGACTTCATTATCAGGATACTGCTCAGGATTGTAACTCCAGTTACCAGAAATTGCTTGGTCAAAGAATTTCTGCATCACAGCAACAACATTAATGTAACCACGATTGGACTCCATATCCCACAGAAGCGTATAATTGTTCTTAAGAGATCCATATTGAGGGACAATCTGTTTGAGTGGTCCCTTTTTGCTCTTCTTAATGGACAGGTAGTCTCTAGGTGGTTCAATTCCGTTTGTGGCATTTGACACAACGGAACTGCTCTCTGATGGCATCTGTGCCGACAATGTTGAGTGCCGTAATCCGTGTTCCAGGATAGATGCTCTAAGACCCTCCCAATCATGCTCATACTTGATACTAGTGATCTCGTCTACATCCTTCTTGTATGTATCAATCGGCAAGATACCATCTGCGTACTTGGTGCGACCAAAGTCAGAGCACCAACCCTTCTCCTTAGCAAGTTCGTTAGATGTTTTCAGGAGATAAAACTGGAATGCTTCAGTCAGACCATGAACTGCATCCCATGCCTCCTGTGAGTCATACTTAAATCCAAGTTTTGCCAAATAGTGCGCCAAACCAATAAAACCAATTCCAAGAGATCTACGTGCCTTTGTAGCACGTTCTGCTGCTGCAACAGGGTACTCCTGATAGTCAATTAGTTCCTCAAGACCACGGACAGAAAGATCACAGAGATCTTCAAGTTCTTCATCAGATTTGACCTTACCAACATTAATAGCAGAGAGAATACACAAAGCAATCTCACCTGCTTCATCATCAATATGATTGATAGGATCTGTAGGCAGGGTGATCTCCTGGCACAGATTGCTCATGTTCACCTTGTCCTTAAAGGAGGAGTGAGAGTTACAGTGATCGATGTTCATGATATAAACACGACCAGTCTCTGCTCTCTCCTTCAAGAGGTCCAGAATGAGTTTTTGAGCACCGATAGTTTTTCTTGGAACAGACTCATCTCGTTCAAAACCCACATATAGGTCATCGAACCTATCAGTACCAAAAGCGTCATATAAACCTGGTACGTCATGCGGTGAGAAGAGGCTAATCTCTTCATCCTTAATGAAACGTTCGTAGAAAAGTTTTGAAATCTGGATTGAGTAGTCAAGTTTTCTTACACGGTTGTCTTCGGTTCCTTTGTTGTTCTTGAGGACGATGATGTCTTCGATTTCTTGGTGCCAGATTGGAAAGTGAACCGTAGCTGATCCACCTCGGATGCCATTTTGCGTACAGCATCTGACAGTTGATTCAAACTTCTTGAGAAACGGAACAACGCCAGTGTGCTGAACTTCACCCCCTCGGATTTTACTGTTGATGCCACGGATTCTGCCTGCGTTGATACCGATTCCCGCCCTTTGTGCAACGTATTTGCCAATTGCCATATCAGAGCTAAAGATAGAATCGAGGGTGTCATCAACATCAACAAGAACACAGCTAGCAAATTGTCGAAGTGGAGTTCGCACTCCCGCCATGATAGGTGTGGGAATGTTGAGTCTGTGTTTTGAGATTGCGTCATAGTACCTCTTTACGTATGACATGCGAGTATCTTTTGGATACTCTGCAAAAATTGTCAGGGCAATCATGATGTACATGAACTGTGGAGTTTCATATACTCCACCACCACTCCTATCCTGTACTAGGTATTTATCTACAACTTGCCTCAGACCAGCGTAAGTGAATAAGAAATCACGATCATGATCAATAAATCCATTTGCTTTGTCAATCTCTTCCTTAGAATATTTAAGGAAGATGTCTTTATCATAAACATCAATATTAGTACAGTCCATGATGTGTGCCTCAAGATGAGGCAGTTCTCTCATCTTCCCGTAGAGACTCTTGCGGAGAGAAAAGAGAAGCAGACGGGCAGCAACAAACTGATAGTTAGGATGATCCAGATCAATCAGATCAGAAGCAGCACGAATTAAGATCTCTTGAATCTCTGCAGTGGTGATGCCATCATAAAACTGGATACCAGACTTCATCTCAACTTGACTCGCAGACACCCCCGCAAGACCCTGACATGCCTCATCAACCATCAAATGCATTTTGTCTAGGTCAAGAGGTTCAATTCTTCCGTCTCTCTTTTTAACCTTGGTGCCGTTACTCATATCTTCTTCCAGGTGGTAAATTTAAGTTTTGCTTCTAAACCAGAGTATGTATTTGATTCTATCACAGACTGCACATCCAGTCCAGACATCACCATATCATTTATATCCTTATCATCTATGCTCTCTGGCCAAATGACTACAGCATGACCTGCATCGATTGTTTTGGAGATTCTGTTTGTAATTTCTCTGTTCCTTGGTTCGTTATCATAAATCCAAACAGGATTGTCAATCCCCCAACGACTGATATCAGCATCAGCTCCGCACATAGCAATCGCATTGCGAATGAACGTGCTGTCGAAAGGTCCTTCTGTAACATAGACTGGAGCATCTCTTCTGATGTTATCCAATCCGTAGATTTTTGGTGCGTCATCGTCAAGCATCACGGTAATGTATTTAACAGGGCTGGGATTTATAGATCTTCCCTGGAATCCAATTAAGTTCTTTTCATAATAAAGAGGGATGATGATGCGTTCCTCATCATGTTCCTCACTATCAAACGTTAGTTTTAGACTGTTAGCAAACTTCTTAAAGTGTTCAGCATAGTAGAAATCATCAGGGTTGAGTTTCCTTGCTGTGAGATATCCAGCAGATGTGGGATATTCAGATGCCTTGGGAAGTTTCAGTTTCTTCTTAAATTTAGGTGCCTCAAACTTAAAGACAGGTTCTTCTACTACTGTTGTCCGACCAGTCTTCCCATCTTTAAACCGTTCAAAGACATATTGTTTATGAAGGATAGGATCTTGCTGCTTTAAAAAACTACTAAAAGTCATCGAAGCACCACAGTTATGGCACTTGAAGTTTACATCTGCTTTTACTGAGTAAAGATAACCTCTTGTCTTTGACTTATTCTTCTGCGAGTCTCCACAAATCGGACAGCGAAAGTTGTATAGGTTTGATTTTACTCTTTTAAACTTTTGTAGTTTTGCTGAAAGAAGATTAATAAACTTTGAATCAACGTGATTCATTCACAGACGCTACCACTGGTCGCACTATAGCACTTTCTGCCGACGAAAGCAACGGTTTGATCATTTTAAGTGACTGTGGATTGGTAATTATCAATACTGCTCCCAGTGCTCCGATACCAATCCAAAGTTTCCGTTCCAGTAATGATAATCGTTGAGTAACGTTGTCATGATCGCTGTCCATTTTATCACGGAGTTTGTCGATCTTATCAAACAATATTTCGTCGATCTCTTCCTGCTTCGTAATTCTCTGCTCATGGACGGCTAACATCCTAGACACATTATTATTTACCTCTGCAATCTTTTCTATAGCAGAGTCTAACCTAGAGACTAATGTCTCAAAGTTTTTTAATCTTGTTTCTAGTACTGCAACCTTAACTCCTTCTTCCATCTTCAGGTTTCCACATTTTTCTTAGACCCTTTTGATAGATATATTTCTTTTTCTTTCTTACTGGAGGATCATCTCCTGCCTCAACGGTGCCAGCAATCTTTCCACCACCAACATTATTGGTTGGTTGTTCATACAAATGAGTACGGATAATATTTAATACTTTATCAATCGCTTTGTTTTGCATTGTAGATTTTGTAAAGTTCAGTCAAACATAACATATCTACTTGAATATCATGAATATCAGAATGTGGATATTCAGGTAATCTGCCGAGAAAAATAATAAAACTTTTCATAGCAGACCACAACTCTTTTTCAATTTTGAAAAACAACATCGGGGTAGTTGCTTCACCAAAGGTGTTATAAAGAATAATAAAATGATTCAAAAGAAGATGGGTCTTAAGTTGACCCGAATTCTTATATCGTTTCAATAATCTTTTGATATATTTGAAGTGATTTAAATCCCGATCAAAATCTTCTTTTGTAACCGCTTGAGGATTTTCATAATGTTTAATAGCAAACAAAAGGAAGTTGTCCTCATTCAACTCATTAAAAATCATATATCACATACTAATTATTTTTGATCAGGGAAAGCAGGTACATTACCTGTTACAATACCAGACATTGCAACCAAAGTTTCCTTCTTGACTCTCAGAGTTCCGTGCTGGTCAGTGTAAGTAGTGATGCCAACCCAACCTACACCAGTCTCATATGCCGTTCCATTAGCAGTCTGAGCACCAGTGGTTGAAATACCATAGACAAAGGTGTCCTTATTAGTATTAAGTTGACTATAATTTGAATCAAGAATAGTGCTCTTAGGACACTGAGAAATAGTGAATGACGTGCCAATTGGTCCAATTGCACCACCAGTCAAGTTTGCAGTAGATCCAATCGTCAATGAGGTAAGACTGTCAATTTTAACAATTACAGCATCACCAAAATAAGTGGTGAAACCATTAGATGTATCAGCATCTCTAATTCCAAATCTGATGATATCACCAACTTGTGCCTCAGTATGTCCAGCACCTGCTGCTCCAAAAGTAGTTCCGGTACCAGTTACTACACCAGTGCTGTAGTCAAGTACCACAGTACCGGCAGAGTTCAGGTTATCATTATTGCCCCAGAGTGCCATGTTTCTCTTCCGAAAATTTATTTGCTATAAGATATTTATAAAAAAGGAGACCTTGTAGTTTGGTCTCCCGTTAATCATTCTGCTGCTTCTTCGCGGTTTTTAATTGCTTTAGAAACAACTTCTAAAAGTTGATCATCCATGTCTGTCTTAGTCAACTTAACTGCCTTAGCAAGAATAACAAGACAGATCTCAATGAGTTTCTCACCGAGTTCTTCATTCTCTGGAATCTTTTTGACCGCATCAGAAATTACCTTTGATGCTAATGGAAGTAAAAATGCAAGCATGATGAACCTCGTAGTATATTCTATATATCGTCAATCTTTATTAGAAACGTATCTACCTAACTTTTTGTCGTAACGTTTGACTTCACCAGGACGAAGACGATTTTTTGCCTCCTTTGCCTTGTCATAAAATTTACCGAACTTCATCTTGCGGTCTGCTTTAGCAAACTGCTTCTTCTCCTTGTCATACTTATCATACTTAGTTTCTTCAGAGACCTTTTTCTTGCCTTGACAATGTGCTCTCTGAGAAAATCCTTTTGGGTTATTACAGTCAATTGATTTCTTATACTTGTCAGACCACTTTCCTTCTCCAAAAAGTGCTGGTCCTTTTACTTTTTTCTTCGCAATTTCAGAACCCTCATCACCAGTTTTAGTTCTATCCCGAATCTTTTTAGCACGTTGCTGCTGTCTATGTGCCTTAGGATCAATAGTAAATGTCTCTTTAGTAACTTTCTTTTCAGGAAGTTTCTTATGCTTAGTAGAAGCAAAGTCCTTTACATCACTCTTCTTCATGTCAGCAGCTGCCTTCGCAGTCTCAGGAGTAGTCGGTGCCATCTCACCTTTTTGGATGGCACGAACTATTCCAAAGAATCTTTGCTGCTTTTTAGATACCGCAGGCATTTTACTTCTTCTTGGTATCCATGATGGCACCCTTGCCATGCTTAGCACGAATTTCTGCCTTTACAATATCCATGGCAGAAGCACCTTTACCGTACTTCTTCTCCATATCTTTTTGCAAAGCAGTCTTGCCAGTACCAAACTTCTTGGTGTTAGGTGCCTTAGGAGCACGGTCATAACGTTGGTTGCCACCAACCCCACCACGTTCCATGCGACGATCCTTCATCGCATCTGATGCTTCTTCACCCATTGCCTTTGCTGGTTCTGTAGAAGCAGACTTCTTAAG